CACCCCTTTCTTAATTGTATTGAGTTCAGCTTGAAAACATGATGTTTCTACCAGGCGACGGGCTTCACTGTCAGTTTTCCCATCACCTAACACACATTGAAGGGTTTTAGCCCGCATATCAAAGATTCCTCTACGGAGACGTCCAATGATAGTCTTCGTGCTGTCTTTGACAACGGGGTTAAGGTTCTCTTCAATGAACCGAGTTATTTGATGCTCCTGAGTCATATTATAATGCTCAATAAGGACTTCCATTCCCCTCGGACCTTTTGGGTCATTGACTGTGGGGTTGGGATCGTCTACAGGAACGTCTCCCGGTTCGTCAGGGCTTTGATCTCCCGAAGGTTCATTGGGATTGGGTCGGCCAACATCTTCGTAGTTGACGCACATCATGGCAGCCTGGACATAAGCCAAGTCGTACCAAGGTTGGGGGTCTAACCCCAACTCAAGATGGGCATTGATCTCCGTCATTGGAATGCCCATCCGGTGCATAGCTTCGGCTGTCTTGATCTTGCTGGCAAAGTCTTCGTGGAGGGCTTCAATGGAAGATATGTCAAATTGGATTCGATAGTTCCTTAATTTACCAATCGGGCTTCTGGCCGATTGCTGAAACAGGCCGTAAGTAAGAGCGTCACAGACAAGACGCATAAGAGGTAGACATGTGCCATTCCACCACTCCTTTCGTTGTTCACGACCAGTTGCGTAGTTCAAGGACTCAGTGATTCCCAAAATGACTTTTTTCATGCCAAATATTTGCATGATGGACTCAGAGCTTTTAGTCCTGAGATTCACAAAGTCCATGTCTCTCTGGGATAGCCCCGTAGGCAACCACTTCAAGTCTCTATGCAGAACAGCAGGTTCCCAACGCTTTTCAAAACCCTGGTGCTTTTCATTCCACTGAGTCTTAACCATGTCCACATCAGCTTGCTTCAATGGCTGAGGTGTAGATAAGACACCGCCAGGAATAGCACCTTGGTCGAAAAAGCGTTGATTGTAATCGGATGATTTGTAAAGCTCAAGGACAGGGAGTTTCCCAGCTTCAATGGGAGCTTGTCCTTCTAACGGATTGTTGGGGTTCCAGAATTTTACTTGGAACAACTCGTGGGGCGCCAGATCGTAACTCGGGCCTTCATTCCCTTTAGGCTTGTATTTCCAGCCTTTCAAATGCCCGTTGTCGTCAAGCTTGTACTCACAATATTTCCAGGGCACGACCCAGAGTGAGTCAGGACTGGAAGAAAAAGAAGGTGGGAAAGGGATGATGGCAACACAACCGTCCAGCATTAAGAAGCTTATGATAGAAGTCACAAACTGGACTTTGCTGGTCATGTAATTGGGATGGTCTACTAACTCCTGCCATTCATCTGTTTCACTCACCGGGACAAATTTGTCGTTCTTACCTTTTTTAACTACCAACAGGGGCACTTGGGCAATTGCCTTGGCAGTGTAGCTAATGCAAGAGAATACCAAGTCCACTTTTTGGTAGGCTTCATCAAGAACACCTTCCCCGCTTGTGCTGCCAAAGCCCCTTAGACGTTGCATGAGGATGCGATCATACGCTCCTAAGTCTTTGGAAGCAATGTTAGCCACTCCAGTAACAAGTCTGCTGAGTCGGCTCATTGTTTATCCCTCCGGTTTCTTTTCCTCTACTTCTCGTAGCAGATAATCTACAAAGCCTCTGGACTTGTCTTCCATCAGCTTTGCAAACAATCGAACCACCCGGCTCACACACAGAGCCCGTCTTTGTTCGATTTTGTTGGCATGGTAGAAAGCGAACATTATCAGCAGCCCACCTATAGCCAGCCACTTAATGAAGCTTATAACTTCCATGACCAACCGTTGTTCCATAGACATCCTATCACCTCCCCTCTTTAGAATATCCAACGCTGGGAAGACAGTTCCTCTTCCTCAGCAAAAGCTAACATCATACAGTCAGCCCTGTCTGGCGATTTACCTTGTAATTTTTTCCTGGTCTTGTCTTTTGGTTCTATCTTGATCCTTTCTTTACCAGCCCCACCGAAATCAAGACCGATCTTAGAAAGCTCATGAGCTAAGGCATCATCATCATACCCAACCCTTTCGTTTACGTGCAATTCCCTCAAATTCCAGTAATATTGTGCCCGCTTGTTCAGAAACTTCTCATCATTATCTATATAGGTATCAGGTGATTCCCCAACATTAATTGGGTTAACCGGGTAACCTGCTCTGATAAGATTGTCTGTTACAGCACCGCCAAGACCAATGTCGTCAACATTGATCACCGGCCTTTCCCCCGGCTTCTTTAATTGATTGTACCATTCCACTACCCGGTCAGTAGTTTCATCTGTTCTTTGCTTGGCATACTCCCCAAGCATTTCGTAACGCTCTGAACCCATCTGATTACGCCATCTTGCACCAATAACTGTCGAGTCGATACCCAGCCGAGCAACGTCGCAAGCAAGAGTAACGAGACTTTCAGCTTGCGGACTGTTCAACTCTTCATAGTAGGTTTTAAGGGTATTTGCTGCTTGTTCTATATATTTAATTGGTATGAGAGTGTCCATACCTTCTGTAGGAAACTCCCCAAGCACACGAACCCGGAACAAGTTGCTGTCCAGTCCCCACTTCTTTTTCATCCGCTCCGGCCAGTCATAAGAGCAGAGCTTCGGGTAGATGTTTCTACCGTTTCTTACATTGGGACTGTCGTAGCAGGACATCGTGATCTTGTAGTAGGGAGAGTCAGGTTTGAAGGCATCAGCAAAAGCAGAGGCAGAGTCAAGCGGGTTACCTATGAGCAGCACGAAGGAATTCTCAGAAGTAAGAATACCTTCCATCGTGTCAAACACTACCTGCTCAACGCCGCCAGCTTCGTCTACCACGATAAAAATGTTTTCTTCGTGAAAACCAGCGAAAGCAGAAGAAGGGTCTCTTGTAGAAAAACCCTCTATAAACCATTTGTCCCCCGATTCTAAAGATGTCTGGTATAAGTTGCCCCCGAGCTTTCTGGGTGCATTATTATAGATATTATGAATCTCTCCCCATAGAACTCTTCTCACCTGGCGAAATGTAGGGGCAGTAGTGATACCCAGGGCACGCCACGCATAGTGTAAGGTCAATGCCGACACAGCCGCAATAAAGGACTTGCCGATACCATGACCCGACTTTACTGCCACCTTCTTGTACTTGATAAGAGCTTGGACGATCTCCCGTTGCTTTGACCATAATGGCAGCTGGCTCCTTACAATAGTTTTTCCTCTGGGTGGAGCATCACCTTTCCAAATGTCAGTGGGAATACCTAACTCATACTTGATAAACTTGAGGGGATTAGTTCGGTAGGTCTTAACGAAGTTTTCAGCTTGGTTTAAAGGATCATCGGGAAGCTTCCGGAAGTAATCATCACCGACACTGGGTACGTCAAAAAACTCTACTTCTGTTTCAGACCCTGGGGGCGTTATCTGAACAATTTTACGATTGGCAACCGTCATTTAGTTTCCGTCTTACCGGCAAGCTGCCTGTTACCAATGTCCATCCGATCCCGGAGAGTAAGCTCACCTTTAAACGTATCAGCCCACTCATCCTTCATCCTGTTCTTCAACCAGAATATACAGGCAGTAACGTCCGGTGGCAGATGCTTGAATGCCTTACGATAAATCTTGCCATAGTTGTCGTAAAGCACCTCAGCGTAGTTATACCCAACAGCCCGTCGGAACAGAGCGTTTACCACTTGAACATCAGCCTGCTTTCGAGCTTCCTTAATAGCATCCTGCAGTTCCGGTGACTTGGAAATAACCTCATCAATGTAATTTGCCTTAGTTCCTAAAACAGAAGCAATTTCTTGCCGTGAAAGTCCAAGAGAGCTTAACATAATCAAAAGCTCTCCTTGGGTAATTTTTACTTGCTTGTCAGCGAACGGAACACCATATTGCCTGTTCCCATTGCCGTTGTCTGGCAGAATAGTCTCAATATCAGCTTCGGGGATTTCCTCTATGGGCTCAACGGCAACTGCCTGTGACCTTCTAATTAGCTTGGCAGACATAGAGACTCCTTTGGTTTCAAAATACTATGAACTCTAATAGAGTCAACCGGAAACTTCGGATTTGTCACAGAAAAAGCAAAAAGGAAATTGCCTGGAAAATTATTTCCGGAAAATTTGACCAACATGATCGGCTGTTAGACATATACAGTAGAGAACAGTGTACCCCGGTAGATGATGGAATGGTGTGGTAGATGGACTTAGTATAGACACTTCACATATAATATAAAGCCAATAGTAGTTGGCAGTGGCACGAAAGGAGATTTTCTGAAATTTTGGTCAGGTGATTCTGATCCCATTTACTGCATTTTTGATGCTTCACTGAATGATAACAGTGCATATATCTGAACATTTTAGCTAAGTTTGTTTAAAATTGTGAATACATTGTGAAAATTTTCATAAACTTTTTGTAATGATTTCAATAACTTGCCTCTTAGCATGCTTTTTGCATGTATGATTCTTGCGCTGTATCTGTAGAGCGCAAGACAGCTTAAATAAAGCTGATTGTTATTGCTAAAGATAACAATAATAATAATATCATGAGATATTAATTGTTACAGTAGCAATAACAATAGAAAGAAAGAAAATGAGTAATAAAAAGAAAAGTAGCAAAGTTGACAAGAGTGAAGTTCGTAACAATGAAACTGTTAATTATGAATTAACTCAACAAACAACAAATCACTTTCGCAATGTTATGTCTCTTGAAAATCTTTTTGATAATATCTGTCAAGATAAAGTCATTACAGTTAATATGACAAGTCTTGAAAAGATAGACTTTATGAATAGCAGTAGAATTGCTATGTTCAGAAAAGCTGTCTTTTTGAACATGTCATATGAACAACTTGTCAGATACGACGTGCAATTCTACTCACAAACAAACGACAGAAGTAAATCACGTAAAGCTGATAAGCAAGAAAACTTGTATGATTATTGCTATAAAAATCGTACAAGCAAGCAATTACGTGACGTTTTGAAAGAAAGTTCAATCGTCAACTATCTGAATAAAAAGCATAACATGTCAAAAACTTTCTTCACTGTCAGTGAATACAGACAGCTTTTCAAGAAAGTTTAAAACTATGATCACTTACTATCTACTTTCAATAATTGTTTTTTGTTTGCTGATCTGTTTATATCAGCTTATTGACTACATTGCAGAATTGATTAGTGATCTGTTAAGCTGATCTGATCTGCACTCAACTCAAGCTGTCTGATCTGCACGTGATCAGACAGCTTTTTTTTGTGCTGAGAGACGTGCTGAGAGACGATCTGAGAGACGATCTGCTGCTGATCTGATCTGAGAGACGTGCTGCTGCTGAGAGACGATCTGAGAGACGTGCTGATCAGCTTTTTTCAATTTGAAACATACGTCTAAAAATAACGTCTCAATTTGAAACATAGTGCAAATTTTCACTATGAAACTATATCATAGCAGTATAGTTTCAAATTGAAACGAGCTATAGCACAAGCTCACAAATAGGCACTCGGTCGGACCGGGCAGGATTGGCAGATCGGCAATTCCGACCGGCTGGCCCGAGCCGACAGGCCCGCGGTCAATCCGCCAACCGGATGGACTGGGGATTCCGTCCAATTGGCATTTCCATCCTTTAGGGCCGCGGTCGGCAATTGTGTGTATTTTTTCCGGCCTGTTTATTTAGAAGCTCAAGCCGGCATAGAACTCATGCAGGGCGGCATAATCGACTATCTCTAACACATCGTTACATGCCACCCAGTAACGCTTGATGGCCGCATTGATGAAGGCAGGCAAAGATTGCTGTTCTACGATATAGTGCCGGACAAGTGCTTCGTATTCTGAAAATACGTCCTCCCAGTAAGCTTCTCTCATTAGGCCCTCGCTTTCTCTTTTCTCTTACTTTACTACGAGCCGATTGGCATTGTAAATAGGCTTTCCTGTTTATTTTAAGGCAGGCAGGAAGGTTCTTGGACTGACCAGCCTGGTATATGTTGCCAACCGGATGGACACCCATGGCTACCTCACCGGACAGGTTTTTTTGGTCTTCCCGATCGGATGGAAACTGCCAGCCAGCCAACCGGACGGCAACTCCTTCAGGCCCGCGGTCGGACTTCCAATTGGTCTGATCATGAGGCTATCTTATGAGAATGACTAAAGAAAAGCCTCCCTGGCTTTTGGTTTAACCGACCGGAAGATGTTCACATTTTGAAACATCGAGTTTCTTGCCGATTGGCTTGATCTCGCCGGTAGGATATTGATAATACTAATAAAATAATGTGCTGCCAATTGGCTGGATGTGATTATCCTGTTTTTCGGCTACCCCTTAAGGTCATCGGTCGGGGTTCCTACAGGTTTGGTATATGAGGAGGCTATTCCGCTCAGAGCTACTCGCAGCTTCCCGTCCGGGTGCAATTCTGACAGTTTCGGCAGTTACCATTCGGTAAAAATCTACTTCTGCACTACTACTGTTCTATACGCCGATTGGATGGTTTAAAAGGTTCGTCCCATCTGGATTAGTAAAACTCTTTCACTGTATATTCGCCGATTGGAATGTTGTTTTTCCTGGCAAGCATTTTTTCTCTTTTCCTGCTCTGTGCCTTTAGGAATTTTCGTAGGAGAAAAGTGCCTAAAAAATGTAGGCTTGTCCTGAAAAATGCAGGCAAATCAACACTTTACCTATTTACATTACCTATTGGTTCATGATAGTATAACAGAAAAAGGTCGCAGCGAACATGCCAAGCAAAATCAAATATCAGCCGCCCAAAAGAGATCAAGCCGATGTTCTCTTTTGTGACAAATGCGGCCTGCGGCCTACATACTACATGCCAAACCTGTCATTCTTCGTTTGCTCTGCCTGTGCAAATAAGCACAAGTTCCGAGCCGACGACCTGAAAGAAATCTCCGCTCATCACATCTCGCAATTAGTGCCTGAGAAAGATGAGCCCAAACCCTTCCGTCCTCGCAAGCGAAAACGTGATCGTGTCCTTCACGAAACGATCCAGTCGCTTGAGAGCCAGTTGAGTCAATGTGAGCGTGCCGTTGACG